GAAGCTCGTCGTGAGACTGCTGTACCTGGTGCGACTTCAAGTGAATCACAAATTTGGAATACAGAAACAATCTTCATGGGTATCATGAAGGGTGCTGATGCTATCGTCCAAAAAAGTGGTAATGTGAAGGGAATGCCTGTTGCAGCTTTGAACTTCGATTTCGGCGGAATGGTTGCGGGTCAATATGATTCTCTAGATTCAACTCGTCGATATGTTTATGCTGAAGAAGTTCAACAGTTCAAAGCTATTGACTCAACACTTGGATACATCCTTACTGACTGCTTAGTGTAATACACTCCAAAGGGATGACATGTGCGACAACCACGAAGTACACTTACTAGCTGAAAAAGATGCGGACAAACGAGCCGTTGAAGACCTTTCGAAACAACTCAAAGGTCAATCAGGAGAAGTCGCACGATTAACAAAATCCAAGATCAAAGAACTTAAGACTTTGATCAAAGCAGAAAATCAAATGAAATCAGTGCTTGCAAAATCAAGGACTAGATTTTTAAAAACTTTAGATGATGCAGTAAAAGCAACAGACCCATTGACTTTGTTATCTCTACCTAGGGATCAAATGATTGAGTTTATAATTCGTGGAGGGTTTGATCAGTCTATTGATGAGTTCATCGAGCAGACTGACCTAATAGCGAAAGCCGTTGAGAACACTGCTAAGATAGTACAGCCTGATCTTGGGTTGATACCTATTCAACAAAAGCTCGACATCATGCAGACCGCAACAGTTGAGCAGATATTCGATGACGTTGTGATCCCTACTGTCGCCAATGGTGTACGAGACTCATTGACTGCAATGACTTTGGATGTACCAACCTCCGTCGCCATATCTTCACTAGCTCAAAAGATGCAACAAGCAACAGGTCGACAGCTCACAGAGATCAACACAAAGATCTCTATGTTTGGTCGTGCTGTTACTGCTTCGATAGCTGAAGAGGCAGGACTAAACCTTTATTTATATACTGGTCCACAAGACGGCTTAACAAGAAAGTTTTGTAAACCGTTAGTTGATAAAGTGGTAAGTGAAGCACAGATGAAGAAACTCAATAACGGTCAAGGACTACCTGTTCGCACAGGTGGTGGAGGATATAACTGTCGGCATTCATGGAGTCCTATCTCAAAAGGATTTATGAAAGCGGCAGGACTCACCAAAGCAACAACATCCGATATCAACAGAGCCAATGCGGGAGGTAAGAGATGATAAGAAAAGCAGTAACAAGTCAGAACTACATGTTCGAATGGAATGCACCAAAACCTATCAACGGTACTCCATCGATCACCTTCAAAGCATCAAGCACAGTTACATCCAACATGAATCACTCAAGGGCTGATATCTCTGTCACTGCCATTGGTAATGATAGACGCACCTTGACAATCGCTTCAAGTGATGCACTTCAAAGAGACCAAGCACTTGCTTTTTTGAAAACAAATGGAGACGCTTGGTATTCGATTAAGATCGTTCGTATCGTGGGAACAACTGCCGTGTTGGCTGAACCGTTACCACGTGAGATTGATTTATCCACGTCAGCAACCATCGAGTTTGCTATGTGGTATTATGAGGCACAGTCTAGCGACGTGACAAGCACATCGGGAACCTTTCAATACTTGATCAGTTACACCGTCGACTTAGGACAAAACAATTTATCCAAGTTGGACAAGGGAGTGATCAAGGTTACTCCTCGTCCATTTGATACAGGGTTGAATCATGATTCGTTGGTGGATCGATTTGCTTCACTCGCAGACATGGTGCCACGTCGTCAAGCTGATTTCCTCCCACAGATAGAGTCTTCACTTGATGAGTTGTCTTTGATGTTACGTGAACGACTACAGGCTTCTGATGTAACAGAAGATGAGATCTTCAATGCAGAGTCCTTCCAACTGTGTCATGCATATTGCACAGCATCACGCATCTATGAAATGAACCTACAACTTGACGTTGCTGAAGCAATGAAAAGTCGTTGTATGGAGTTGATGGACATTGCACTCAAATCAGTTGATCTTGACCTTGATGGTGATGGTGTTATTGATGACGGTGAGGTTGATCTTGAGAAATCAGGAGGGAAGTCAACAGACTTTCGTGCAAGTTGGAAGACATACACAAAGACTGAGTACGATAAAGACTTCATACCAAAAAGAGCAATGAGGCACTAGTTATGCCTAATAAAGTAAACTTGAATTTACCTGGTAGTGTATGGACTGCCAAAGATACTAAGATGTTAGCATCCAACACTTTGGCAGCTGTTAAGCTGAGAACATCAAAAGGTATCGATGCGAACGGCAAGAAGTTCAAGGGGTACTCGACTAAACCATTGTATGTCGCTTTTCGTGGTGCAAGACTTAAGCCGAAAGGTGGAACACGAAAATCACGAACAGGTAAGTCCGTATTCTATCAAGGGGGCTATAAGCAATATAAACACGACTCACGCAAAAGAAGTGGAGGACGTGGGAAAAGTGCTGAGGTGGATCTTGTCTTGTCTGGTCAACTTATGAACAACCTCGTTGTACTATCTGCGACAGAAACAAAATTCATAATTGGATTAACAAAACATGTTCGATATTATGGATATGCTGTGAATGTGGATAGAGAGTATTTAGGTTTGACCAATGATGAGGTAGACACCATCGTTGAGGCTGTATCCATTGACATCTCTGAGAAGTTAAGAAAGAGGCGTAAACGATGAGTCGAGGAATATTCCAATCACTAACAAAACTAAAAGACATGATCGAGGCGATTGACCCAAAGACTGACGGTCATAATGGATTTGTATGCATTGATGATGGTACAGGTATGACCTCCTCCCTTGAATCAAGATTTGAAGGTCAACGTCAATTTGCTTTTGAGTTAACATCGATGGCGATGGATGATGGTAGTGCGGGACTAAGTGGAAGGAAGAGAGTATCTGTTGATACTGTTATTCGTTACGCTATACCCAAAGAGCATGGATTCAGAATGAGGATGATGAATGAGGATGCAGGTAAAATCATTGATACCATCAAGGGTCCGCAGTATGAATTTAATACAACAGGCATTATCAGTGTGATACCTTTACAGGCACGTGCTGAAGAAATCACAGACAACACAGGTGAAACCATCGGTCACTTGTTAGTTGTTCCCTTTGATCTTTTATATTTGGAGGCTTAACATGAGCGTAACTCATAGATCTTTAAGTGTCGCTGTTGAATCATCTTTCGGTTCATTATCAGCAACCACAAACCTACCTGACAACAGTGGGTTGTCATATGTATCAATTCCTTGTGAGCGTGATCCCATTCTGATTTATGGTGATGTTGTAGCAAGTGAAAGAAATGACGCACGTGATGGCTCCTACTTCTTACCACCAGAACCAGACACAGTCTTCTCAAGTGGTAGTCGTGTGCGTCGTCGTACAGGTACAGTCAACTTGCGTGTTGATTTATCCACAATTGGAAGTTCACCATCCAACTATAACACTAATTATCTTGGTTATCTTTTAGGTGCAGGATTCTTGACTCAAGTTGGTGGCGTCGCAAGTGTAACAGCTAGTGGTGTGACTGATGTCAATAATTTTGCGGCGTCAGGTTTTGCGGCGACAGACATTGGAACACTACTAAGTTCTGTTTTGAACGGTGCTGTCGAGTACTCTGCTATTACTGAGGTAAGTGGTACAGACATCACAGTATCACCCGCATTCTCGGCGGGATTCACGGCGTCAACCCCTGCGGTACGTGGAACTCAAACATGGTATCCAGGAAGCAGAACAGCAACAGGAACGAGAACACATTCACTATCGTTTCGCGTTGATGGTGTAAACTTCAGATCATATGCCTATGGTTGTGTACTTGAATCACTTAGCATCTCTCTTGACAATGGTCGATTGATGGCTGACTTCACCTACCAAGCCGCATTGATTCAAGATGATCATGGAAGTGCTGTAGGTCCTATCGAACCAACATATAACGCGGGTGCTCCTCCATTCTTTAGAAATAGCTATGTTGTAATATCCTCAACATCTCCCTCATCATTGAGTAATGCAACTACTGCTGACGCTTTGGCACGTACTGCTTTGGATTGTGAAGACTTCACTTTGACAGTGACAAATACGCTTACTCCATTAGGTCACAGTGAATCCATCTTGGCAATGAGCAACATGGAGATTACTGACGTTGATGTTGAATTGAGCTTGACTTTATCTACTGTCAACACAACGATTAACAATGATTATTTCAACAGAACAGTTCGTCAAGTGTTAGTAGGTACAGGCCCCCAAGCTGATGGTGAAGGGTGTGCCTTTATGATTCCTGCTGCTCAACTTGCAAATGATCCAAGTCAATATGATGTGAGTGGCAACGATATCGTAAGACAAACACTAACATACAAGCAATCAAGATATGCGGGAGATGTCAACGGCGGTGCGGCTTATGAAAGCGGTGCGGGCTGTTCACCTTTTCGCTTGTCTTTAGGACTATAGGGGACAATCATGGCTTTGCATTTTCTTACATCAACAGACCAGACTTTTGTTGTAGTTGTCACATCTGATCCATCGGTATCATGCAACGACGAACAAAGAGCAGAGTACTTGAACACAGGCGACTTGTCCAAGTTGGATAATGTTGGAGAAGATGCAACCAAGTTCACCCTTAAGCCTTTAGGACCAGCAGAACGTGAACAAGCTGAGATTCGTGCGGGTGCCTTTAGTCGTTCGGAGTTGGGTAGATATCTTTGGGTAGAAGCTCCTAATGATCCTCTTAAAAAAGCTCGATGGCATCACAATCTTGCTATTGATGAGCGTGAAGCACTAGCCTCCTATGAGTCATACATATCGAGAGTATATGTTGAGATGATTCGTGAATCACTAGTTAAGATCAATGATGAAGACGCAAGTGTTGACATGATCCAAACGATTCGTCCTGATGCTTTACGCATTGGCACAATCACTGAGTTGGTGCTTCACATTCAGCGTGCTTCATTGGTAGGTGATGCGGGAAAGTAGCTCTTGCCTCTACTGTGTGGACAAGCTTCTCACAGGGTAGAGGGTGGAACTGTGAACAGTGCAAGAACAATTCAACACTAAGGCGTCAACGCGGTAATTGTGGTGGATCGTTCCTCTCTTCCTTGTCACAGGTTCGTAAAGATAAACTTGGCTTATACATGCCAGGTTATAGGATAGCTCCCAACAGTGGTGAAGCATACAGTGATTTGAAGATACGTTCTTGTCCTATTGCTGACATGAACCGTGTTGCTTCAATAGTCACAAACTATGGAAGAATAAAATCAGGACTCATCAAAATTGAGGACATATATCCACGTCCTACTTGTGCAATTATTGAATCATTGGAAATAATAGAATATAATCAAACGCAAATGACAGCACGTCAACACGAACAAGCACTAAACGAGGTGTAACATGGCGAATGGTGGAACCGTTGAAATAGAAGTTGAACTCACAGGAACCAAGGATATACGTGAGGGACTTGGTTCCATCGGTGAAGCAGGAAAGACGCTTGTTGACTCAATGCACTTCTCGAATGAGAAACTTGGTGAAGGCATTGGTGAGCTTGGTGAGTCAGTGTTTGGATTGAAAGATTCCTTCTCTGAGTTGAAGACAGGTATCATGTCATTGGGCACAACGGGTGCTAGTGGATTAATGGGACTGCTTGGTCCTATTGGGGCAGTCATAACGGCAGGTATGGCACTTTATGAAGTGTTCAAGCTTATTAGTGGAGCAGCTCAAGAAGCCGAAGAGAATGAGAGTGCAATGGCTGCGGCGGCGGGAGACTTGCAAAGTAAGCTTGAAGCATTGAGTGAGAAGGGTGTGGTCCCTGCGACTTCGGAGCTTCAAAAGTTCTCGATGATGACAATCAAGGCACAAATCTCAAAAGAAAAGCTACAGTTTGCACAAGAGAAGTTAAGAGATGTTACGATCAAAGCTTACAAAGCTGATGAGAGGGCAAGAAGGGCACAAGAGCAACTTAATAGAAGTATGGATATCTCAACCGTCACAGCTGGTCAATTGACTGTTGACCGTCGAAGACTAGCACAGGCAACACAAGAGCAAACTGAAGCAAACAAAGAGTTATCGGATTCATTGGCAGCGTTAAATAAACAACAAGAAGAATCAAACAAAAAGCTTAAAGCTGCGGCAGAATTCAACAAAGAGCTTGAAGAGAGAAGCCCAGAGTTTTTGAAGGGTAAAATCAAGGAGAACACTGAGATCCTCAAGGGCTTGAAGTTGATGGAGTTAGAGAACAACTTGACTCAAGAGATGTTTGACATTGCTAAGGTGACTATTGAGAAGCAAGCGGCACTTGAACTGTTAAAAGCTGAATCAAATGAAGAAAATGCCATTGCTTTAAAGAAACAAAATGATGAACTTAAGGACCTAATAAAAAGCATTGATCGAAAGGCACTAGTCAGAGAGGTAGCAGTCAAGAAGGAGATGGAAGCAGAGGAGGCCTTTGATAATAAGATGAAGCAAGCCGCAAAAGCTCGACGAGATAGAGCTGCTCAAATGGCAAAAACAAGAGAGGCAGAAGCCCAAAAAGAACAACAAAGACAACTTAAACTATTTGCAGAGCGAACACGTATTCAACAGCTTGAGATCGAGGGTCAAGAAAACTCTACAAATAAAAGCATACAATTGATTGAGCTCAGATACAACACAGCGTTGACCCTTGCCAAAGGTAATGCCAATCAAATCAAGATTGCTGAGTTGACTCTTCAAAATGAATTAACCCAACTGTATGCACAAGAAGACCAGAAACGACTCGATCAACAAAGAGCAACAGAAGAACAAAGGAAAGCGTTTGCTTTTGAGACTCGTGCTTTTGATATCGCTCAAATGGAAGAAGGCACACAGCGTGAACTTGCTGAACTACAACTCAAGTATGATCGAGAGTTTGAACTTGCCAAAGGTAACGAAGAGAGAATACTCGAACTCAAACGACGATTCTCAATAGAGAGTACTAAGGTCATGAATCGTGAAACATCAGAGTTGAGTCTTCGATTCAAGGAGCTATTCGCGAACATGGGTGAGGGTATGGCTGAAGCTGCGGCGGGTGCTTTGATTATGGGTGAATCATTCAAGGCTTCAGTTGTTCAAGTCCTCCAATCACTTGCCAAGAATGCACTTGTTGAGGGACTCATGGAGACTGCCAAAGGTATTGCGATGTCATTTGTGAATCCCGCACAAGCTAGTAGTCACTTTGCTGCGGCTGCGGCTTTTGGTGCTGCGGCTGCTGCGGCGGGTGGAGCATCGGCGGCACTTGGTGGAGGTGGTGGAAGTGGTGGAGGTGGTGGAGGATTCTCCCCAAGTGGATCACCGCAATCAGCACAAGCACCAATAAGAGAAGAAGCAACACAATCAAGCATGGTTTTCAATGTGAACTTTTCTGGTGCTGTTGTATACGATACTAAAAAAGCAGCTGAGCAAGCTCTTGCTGATCGTATCACTAGAGTCATGAATCAAAGCCGTCGAGGCACTCCAAGGAGATAATATGAATCCATCACCATCCCCAAACTTCGCATTATTGACGAGTCTTGATTTCGGTGGCAACACTGCAAAAGTATTTTCAAGAGGAGCGACGGCAGTGCAGACCACATGGTCAAGCGACTATGAAGACATGATCAGCTTTTTAAACGGAAGAGGGATGTCCACAGGCAAGGACTTATCTGCTGTTCTGTTAGCATCATCAAACTTTGGTACTGCTTGGAATATCACCATTGACCCAAACGATAGGATCGAGATAAGTAGTGATGTTGCTTTTAAAATTCAATATCACTCTGGTACTACAATCGGTCAATCAGCAGACGTGTTAGGCATAGGACATGGATTCATAAATTCTGGTGGTGCTAGTGTCTTAGGTCCTAAACTTGCGAACTCGTTGAGTGCACCAAGTGATTGGATAAGGGGGCAAGTTGATGCTTTTGCATATCGTATCGTTCAAACAAGTGGGGGAACGGCTGAGTTTTTCTTCAACTTCACAGGTGGTGCTCAAGACTTAGTTGTCGCTTGTCGTAGTCGCGGGAATGGTGACATTGATGACTTGAATACAGCAACATTGGAAGGGACGGACGTCGCTGCAATAAGTGGAGATTCGAGATGGTTTGTTGACAACAATGGGCATGTTGTGAATAGTAGCATCGGACTATCAGCCGTTGCTTGGAATGTCTCTGATACATGGTTGAGAAATTATCTAGGATTCACAGGTGATGAAACAACAACGACACTCAATGGGTACACTGTTCTTACTGCGACATATCCCTGCAATTCTGTGCTTGTTCCTTCGAGGCCATATCAACAAAATCACGTATCTGTTGAAAATGTATCTCAGGCACGTAGACGAATTGGAGGGGGTTATACTTCCAATTATATTGGTACATATCGCACTAGTGTATTGGGTTTTGATCTTGATGCTAGACTCGATCTAATAGACTTGTATCAACACTTCATTCATAAGTTTATCCCCTATGCTTCAGAAGGTGAGCGTATAAACTTTTATCAAGTATGGGGTGACTCTCGACGCACATTGATCACGAGTGATGTCAACACATTTCAATTAGCTCATGACTTAGTATACACATCATCACGCAACGGTTTTGAAGGTAGGATAAGAGCATCGATCATAAGCAAGAAATTTGATCTTGTGTTCCCTGGTAACATGAGGCGTCGAGTGCCTGTGACAATGAGATTGGAGCATTTGAATGGGTAATACATATGATCCAACAACAATATTGGCAGATCCTTCATCGACTGTCGCAGCTCGAAATGTTGACCGACTCACTCCTCAAAGGATAGCCAACGGTATCAACTATTGTATTGGTGCGGGAGGTTGTCACAATGTATTATCACAATCCTATCAAGACAAAGTTTTCATCCAAGATAGTGGCTTCTTTACTGAAATGAGTGAGTGGAGAATCCCTTTGGTAAGCGATGACCACAATACCTTAGAGGTTGTCATCCATTATGATATCCAAGGCACATCATCAACATGCAAAGCAAAATTTACATTACAGGTTGGTGCAGTATCTGCCAATCTTGAGATTGATCTACCGTCAACGGCAGAGATTGCGGATGGCTCTTTTAGTATCGCTATTCCGTCAAGCGATGAGTACTATGCAACACTGACTATGTTGACAAGAGCAGATACAACCACACCCGCAGAACCAATTATAAAAAGTGTTATGGCAAGATGGACTAGGATATCCTCACCGATACCCGCAGGAACAATCAAGCAATATGAGGCTAGTGATTCACTGACACCAATGGGCACAAGTCGCACCAACATCAATGAGGCTTTTACATCTCGATTCGCTCACAATGTGATTGACAATGTAACACTATTAAGAAAAAGACTTCAGTCATACTTAACCTGGTCCAACGTATACAGTGCATCAAGTTCGCTCTTTCCTCTTGCTTCTGATGCGGGTGCTCCAGAGTTATACTTGAGCGTTGGGCATGCAAGAATAATGGGGGGTTATCCATTAGCACCAACAGGATATGACAAGTTGACACATAGAAGGCTTGAGTTACATGTGAGGAGTATAGGTAAATCAAGTGGGATCGAGTTTGATTTTTTTGGCAATAGGATATCAATATCAACGTCAGCGGGTTCCGTCGAATGGACAATTCACACGATTGAACTAGATTATGGAAGATTGAGCACAAGGGGAGACATCACACTTCCATACTATGACGCTAGTCTCGACAACACCCAACAGAATCAAAGCACACTACCCAACTATGGATTTATACCAACAACAAGATACCCAACTGTTGACAGCAATAATCATGGTACAATTCTATCATTGACATTAATGGGGATATAACATGCTAATACAAACAGCATACAACTTGTTACCTGATAAAAAATCTTGCAACAATGGTGCGGTCCTTTATGGTGCCGCAGTCTCAAACATGGCGTCAGCATTAAGTCAATTGACTCATGTCAAGTTGTTGGGTATGTGCAACTATCAAGTGATGAGAAGCACGTTCAATGACTTCTTTACAGGTACAGCCACAAACACAGGTGTTCGAGTTGCTCAAGGTGTGGGAGGAATAAATAAGAGTTACAGTGAATCACATAAATTCTTTTATGCTACAACACCTATTAGTACTTGGTTGGGTGTAGTTGTCGCTTATGAGGCTGGATCATCAAATGAGGATGGAACTCTCGACATGTCACCAGAGATTAGGATCAGTGTTGAGGTTTTAAGTGGTTCACCAAAATCAGAAGTTGGGACGGCTGATTTCGGTATTCGATTGAACTCCTCCAACTCTCTATTGTTAGCAACAATTAGTGGTTCACAATATAACTTGGATGATAGTAGAGTCAACTTTCACTATGCTGAGAGCAATATAAATATACCAACCTCAGCACCCACAAATTCAAGTCCCGTTTCTCCTCGTCCTCTTTATATTCCTGAGACAGCAACCTTCTCAAGCACCACATACAATGTGAGAGGTACAATCGTATCACTCAATGTGAGCTGTACAGATTGCAAGCTAAGAGCGTTCACAGTGTTTGACTTGTATCAATCGGAGGTGTCAGCATGATAAGCAGTGATAATGGTAGACGTGTCTTTTGTCTTCAGATTGCGGGACTTAGTACGAGGTATCATTCTATATCTCCACCAACATCAACCAACCTCGATGCTAATGTCACAACAGGTATTAGCTATACAGACAAGCAAGCCATTGTAAGTGTTGGAGCGTTCTCAAGCAACATTGATCCAAGTGGTGGAATTGCTTCATACGCACCTCTAAGCATTGAGCTTTCCATACTTCGAGATGGTACGACAACTGATCCTGGTATTGTCTTTAGTCGAGTAGGTAAAAGAGCAAGCAGTATCACACAGGTCAACCTTGAGGAGAACATCACATTTGATTCACTACCTCAAACGATAGACATTGACACAGACCTCACCTCGTTGAGCGTTCCAACCTTGATGCATGTTGGTGCTGAGACATTCCGAGTGTCTTCATTCACATCAAGTGCGATGGTGATATCTGATAGAGCCGTTGGAGGCACTCAGTACCAAAGCCACGACATCAGCCTTCAAGGAACTTCGGTTCCTCTTGCATCAACAGAGATCACAATATTTCGTGGAAGACGTGCAAAGCTTTTCATAGCTCATCAAGCTCCCAACGGTGTGGTGTCTGACTACACTGAAGTCATAAATGGATTCATAGAAACATCACCGTACATCGAGGAGGGTGACGTCATATCATTGTCAATCCTTCCCTTAGCTTCTCTTATTGATGGCAAGCTTGCAGATGAAAAGGCAGGTATTGCCTACTTGCTACAAGACTTTCATTACTATCGTAATAAGAGCAACGTGTTCGAATATGGGTCAGCCTTCCGTCGTCCTTTTAATTTTATATTCTCTAACGTGACGGCTTTATCAGCGACTCAGACCAAGCTCACAATACAATCGCCTGGTCTTGATTTAGATGACATATATGATTTATCTCTCAATAATGGTGTTGGTACAATTGACGCACATCCAAGATATCCAACACTATTAATAAGGGATACCTTAAAAGCGTACATTGTGACGGCAACGAGTGATCACATAATCATAGATCACACAATCGCAGGAGCAGCAGCTCAAAGCTCCATACTTACACTCTTTAGCTCCCTTGGTGGTGTGGAGGGTCACATACCCTCTCGATCAGAGATCAAAAGGTATACTCTTGGTACTAATGAAGTTAAGCGTTGGCCTGATGCTTTAAATGATCAACTTGCCACAACCTCAAGCCATCTCGGTGTTAGTGGTGCTTTTCACAATCTCAGTATAAACGGTGAATACTTGATTGTTAGTTCACTAGCTGATCAACGAGCAAGGGGAGGACATGGAGGAAGAGTTCAACTTTTTTACTCTTCAAAGTTCTATAGTAATAGAAATTATGAGACATACTCCTATGGGTTCGCTCACTGGCCCAATAATAACATTGAAGACAGAGACCCATTATCAAACGAGTATCGCGTGTTCTATCCTCTAGATTATTGGATGGATGGAAGCAAGCCCAATTATGCGGGAGACTCAACACTCGTCAAAAACATTAACCTTCCGAATCGTAGGAGCACGTCAATATCATCAGAGTTGAATATTGCACTAGCATATAAGCAATCCAACGAAGATGTCATACTAATTGATAGAAGTCTTGGCCTTCCTTCATCTCTCACAAGTGGTGTGTTTCACTCAATACAGGTTGAAACATTTGATTACTTTACCAAGAAAAAGAAAGTCTTGTACTATCGAGCAACACATGAGACAGCTGTCACCTTTGATGGTTCAACAGTAGGCTATCTCTTACACGTTCCCAACTTTCGTGACAACCTTAGTATGGGTCACTTTGGTGATTGGCGTGGTGAAGATAGGACACAAATCACACGTGGAGTTTTGGCTGTCGATATCTCACCAGGTGAGATGATGTTGAGCATCCTCCAAAGTGGTGGAGGTGGGAACAATGGAACATATGACAATCTTGGTGTTGGGTTATCAATCCATCAAAGCCATATCGATGTTGACTCATTTCTTCGTAACGGCACAGCCAACCTCTTAAGCCTTGATTCATCATTCTCAATTGATGACTTTGATTGTCGTGACTTTGTGGATAGCTTGCTCAAGTCGATCGGCTGTATCATCACAATGAAACGATCAGGAGGGGTCTCAAAAATAACGCTTGAGGCACTTGGTACAGAGATTGAAAGCAGTGTTGCAGCGACTATCAACAATGCTGATATGCTTGTCGATCCTGCTCCTCACTTCGATATCTATGAAGACATTGTCACACAAATTAACATCAAATATGGTTGGGATAATGCAGAGAATGAGTTCATGGATACTGCTATATTCAACAATCAAGATGCAATCAACCGATATGGTGGAGAGAAGTCGTCTGTTGAAATAGAGCTTTATGGTTTACAGCTTCAAGATGTTGGTGCGGGTACAGGAGATATATACAACTACTTGCTACCCTTAGCTAGTCGAGTATTCAATGTATTAAGTTATCCCATGATAAACTGGCACATGGCAACATCGACAGGTCAGTCAATCTTCTTGGACGTTGGAACATATGTGAAAGTATCAAGTCCACATCTCAAGAGTTACTCTGATTCATACGGCGTTACAAATGAGATAGGTATGATCAAGAGTATGACTCAAGAACTCATGAGTGAAGGTTGTACACTTGAAGTCATTCACACAGGGATCAAAGTTGTCAATTGGAACTCTGCAATGAAAGTGACATTTGTCACAGCAACAAATCAATTGACTGTCGCTTCAAGTGAATTCAGTGATGATGATACATCATTCTTTCAAGTCAACGATGTTGTCGACTTCCTTCCTTTTGGTGACCAAGATAACGCAACAACAGGCCTTGTTATTCAGTCAATCGTTGGTACTCTTATCACATTCACTGCGGCACATGGCGTGTCAACACTCGGAACACTAGAACCAACAACATACAACAACGCAAGTGCAGACCATAAGATTGATGCTTATCTTTCCAATGGTGCTGTGCTTGGAACATCTGATCAAGCTCAGGAGTATGCATGAAAATCACAAAGAATGAACTGATAGAACAACTCAAAGAACAAGAGAATGATATAAGACGCTTGCGTCGATCATTGGGACAAGCTCATCTTGATCTTGAACCCGCACAGTATTTGAGTTCACCTGTATTTGAAACGAAAGTATGTGAACACTCACGTGGTGTCATTCAACGTGGTTGTGCTGAATGGGACAAAAATGTGACTGAACCAGAGTTCAATGGAGATTGGGAACGTATCAACACGTATATCAAGAGCGTTCAAGGCATTGGATGGAAGTGGGAGGATGACTATACCAAGAACGGTCAGTTTGCTTGGTGCGGTGCCTTCGCTGCGTTCTGTTACAATAAACTAAGATTCAATATTAGAATGAAGATCTTTCCTTCATGTTATCGATTATGGAATGCATGGGGAGGGACTAGTCGCAAAGTGTCTGAATTGAATCATGGTGACATCGTTGTTGTGTATACATCTGCTGATCGATCTCCTTCTTATGGGAATCATATAACAATCTGTATGAGTTTTCCAGACAATGACGGCAACTTTGAAACCATAGAAGGTAACGCACGAGGTCAAGGACCAAGCGGAGATTTTCAAGAAGGAGTCATACGTCGCAAACGTAACGTCAAAGATATTGCTCACATCTATCGTCCAGCTAGTGAGGACTATGATGAGTAATTTCATCAAGTACTTAGGTGGTAGAAAATCAGCAATGTTCACACTGACATTGATCGTTGTGTTGATCTTAGCTATCTTTGATAAGGCAACATCATCAACACTTGGTTTGATCGATACGCTATATCTTGTATATGCGGGATCAAACGTGGCAACAAAATTGAAAGCAACGAAAGAGGAGCCAAAGAATGAGCAATAAATTATCAGTACAAAATCCAATATCAGCAGGTCAGATCATTGGTGCATATAATGCTTCAAGCGTAAGCGATACAGACTGGCACAGCTTAACAAGTGCGAACTTTTATGATCCTACAACAGGCACTCAAATTGATGCATCATTGAAGTTCGCTTATGTCGGAGCAGTATCATCCAATACATCAACCGTATCATTCATTAAGTTAAGAGCTGCGGCGGGTGCGGGTGATGGTGTAGCTAACACTGACGGAGTACTTCCTTTGTTGGCGTCTTACTCTGTCGATAGTCAAGCACTTGCAAGCTCAAACATCACGAGCATCGCATATAAAAAAGCCGCATCAAGTGACTCGTTTATTCTATACTGTGGATTTAATAGAGGTTAATCATGAGTATTCAATTTGAAACATTTCGTGGCACAGGTGGTGGAGCTGTCACAGGTGGACTAGTATATAAGGGTTCATACAATGCGACAACCTCCTCACCTTCATTGGTCACAGCGACCAAGGGTGATTTTTATATTGTATCTGTCGCAGGTACTTTGGCAGGTGTGACGCTGAATGTAGGTGATCACATTGTTTTCAATCAAGACTCTGCTGATCCTGTAACGTCTGCGATGTTTGATGTGATTGACAACACTGATGCAGTGTCATCGGTCAATGGACAAACAGGAGTCATCACACTTGGTGCATCAGATGTTAATGCCTTAGCTATCGCATCAAACTTAAATGACCTAGATAATGCAGGTACAGCACGCACTAACCTTGGGCTTGGTACAAGTGCTATCCTTGATAGTGGTACAGCCAATGGCAACGTGGTAGTACTAGATGCTACAGGTTTACCCGCTGTAGATGGTAGTCAACTCACAGGTGTTACATCAACAGACAACACTAGACTACTAAAGACAGCTAATCTAAATGATCTAGATAATGTAGGTACAGCACGCACTAACCTT